ACCGAAAAAGAGGCCATTTGATGAACAGGCGATTTAAAGAAAAACCCCCTCAGCGATCTTTGAGCGAGAACCCGGCATTTATGAAAGATCCAGCAATGGAAAAAGAAGCAGATCAGATTCTCGGACAAGTCGATCAGGTTGCGACCGATATAGAAACGAAATGGGGATATGGCAGATTGGAGAAGTTGACTGACTTTGCCCTATTGGAAAAATTCAAAAAGCAGAGAATTAAATTCCATGAAGCGTTCAAAGTTGGATTGCTGCCAGATATTAGAATTCATGGGCCGGCAATGATTAGGGCTTGGCAAGCGCTCGATAAAGCTGCTCTGGCTGCCGGGCATGAAATACAAGATCCATATTGGATGGAAACTCAAATGGATGATGGCACAGTATTTGTCATCACAAACTGCGATTTAGGGAAGCGTAAGGCGCTTAAGAACGCCGATGGAAGGGATCTCATCGTCTACATGGCTGATGAGGTCGCGAAGACGATGAGAGTTTGGCCCGGCGAAGGAACCGTCCAAGCGATCTTCAAGCATTTTAAAGGGTCAAAAATCGATAAAGTGCGAAAAATTAGAAAGGAAGATCCAAACGATGCCATCCCCTTCTAAGAGTAAAGGATCACGAATAGAGCGAGAAATCGCGCAGCTATTTGTTGACCTCGGATTTGTTGCTCATCGTGTTGATGAGCGAGCCGGGCAACTGGGAAAAGAAAGCTCAGCCGATGTTGATATATTTATCGATGGCGAAAATAAACCCCCTTGGAAAGCAGAGATAAAAGCGAGGAAGAATGGCGCCGGGTTTGCGACTCTCGACAAATGGATCGGGCCTAATGAATTACTGATACTTAGGAAGGATCGATCTAAACCCTCTGTATATATGCATTGGGAGACTCTAGAAAGGCTGTTAGCATATGTTGAGGGGGAATAGCATGGCGAAACGTCAGAAGACTCCAAAACAACTTAAAATTCCTGATGCTGGAACCCCTGAGACACGAAGGAAATTAACAGCTGATCCTGTAAGTTACATGGTCAATGGTTGGGGAAAGAATTACCGGGATATTACAGCCCTAGAAATGGCGTGTAGAGAGATCAGGAGAGTCTTCATGATGGAAGTTCCATTGCAGCCTAGAGCAGTCGATCTAAGCGCTGTTAAGGGCGCCTCGATACCTCTTCCCCTTTGGCTTAGCATAAAACGCCGGGATATTTATATTCCTTGGACTAAGGATATTGGGAGCGAGAAATTTAACGTTTTAATCAAATGGCTCATCGATGAAGTAAATTTGACTGAATTGGATAGGGTATCAAACAAACGGAAAGGAACAAGCAAGGGCGTTATCGTCCATTGTTTAACTAGATATGGTATATTATCAGGGAATATTAAAAACTCGCCTACTATATGTTGACATGGGGGTTCGATTTCGCTACTTTCAGTTATTCTTGCAGAAGTTGACAGTAAGAAAGCTTCAAAGCATCAGCCGCATTTTTTATGTGGCTTTTTTTGTGGGGAAACAATGAAAGTAGATTTACCTGATGTTTCAGATTTGATTGACGGTGACACGTCTATTTCACTTCATGATGACGGAAAGACCGTTTTGGTAGTGGAAGTCTCAAAATGGGAAAGTCGCTCAGCCGCTAGTGAATATGTTGATTGTATCAAAATGGAAAGCAATGGATTATTAAATGCTACTTTTCATTAATGCTGAATAACAAAAGAGCTTTGTTTGCAAAGGAATATATGATTGATCGAAACGCGAGTCAGGCAGCTATACGAGCCGGCTACAGCGCACACCGAGCAAATATGAGTGGTCATCAGTTACTGACAAATATTGACGTCAAAACAGAAATAGATAGGCTAATGGCAGAGAAAACCAACGAATTAGATTGGTCGAGAGAGGCGATACTCGCCGGGCTGGCTCGCGAAGCTCGGCTCGACAGCGAAAATGGCGGGTCATCATCGAGTCGGATCGCAGCCTTCGGGCAGCTAGGAAAACTCACAATGGGGGAGTATGCGAGACATTCTCACGATGGCGGGATGACTGTCCAGTGGCTCGATGCTGCGGAAAATAATGAGGATCAAAAACTTTTAGATGATGATGCATCGCAAGTTATTGAAAACATTAGCGTTGAGTCAGATATAGAATCTGCCTCTGATGCAGAAGGCTAAGGATTGCCCCGATTTATGCCGATTTCGATTGCGGATCGGATTTCTTGTGGGGGGTACACCCCCGCCCAGTTTCGTAGATTTATTTTTACCAACCCTCATGCAAATTTTTTTCAATTTTCGGTTTTTTATTTTTTATGAAAAATGTCGTTCTTCCATATCATCCTCGCCCATTGCAGCGGAAGCTTCATAATGAAATGAAGCGTTTCAACGTAATAGTTGCTCATCGCCGATTTGGCAAAACGTGTTTTTCAATTAACCATTTGATCCGGGCAGCTTTAACAAATCCGCTCAAAAATCCGAGATATTTGTTCATAGCGCCTTTTCGCTCTCAGGCTAAGGAGATCGCTTGGCAATATCTGAAGGAATTCACGCAACCATTAAACCCTAAATTCAATGAAACTGAGCTACGTTGTGAGTTGCCAAACGGAGCGCGTATCCAACTTGCCGGTGGAGAGAATACCGATAGTTTAAGAGGTAGCTATGTAGATGGGGCGGTCATCGATGAGGTAAGTCAAGTTCCGCCCCGCACTTGGGCAGAAATTATTCGGCCCTCGATGTCAGATAGAAAGGATAGTTTTGCAATTTTCATTGGAACACCTCAAGGCGAAGAGAACTTTTTCCATGAGTTGCATCAACACGCATTAACGGCGCCGAATTGGTTCACTCGAACACATCGCGCTAGTGAGACTGACATTATCGATAAGGAGGAATTAGCTGACGCCCGGCGTTCTATGTCCGAGGATCAATATCTACAAGAATTTGAGTGTTCATGGCAGCAGAGCCAAGCCGGGAGCATTTACAAATCTGAGTTAGCGACGGCTGAGGAAGAGGGTCGGATCATGGATGTCCCTTGGGAGCGTGATTCGGAGGTTCATGTAAGTTTTGACCTTGGCGTTTCGGATGCAACAGCGATGGTATTCTGGCAGCAGATAGCGAATGAAATACGATTTATCGACGCCTATAGCGCAAGCGGTCATGGACTAGATCATTTCGTTAAACTGATGAGAAATGAAAAACCTTATATCTATGGTCGGTTTTATTTTCCGCATGATGTGAAAGTCAGGGAGCTATCAACCGGGCAGAGCAGAGTCGAAACTTTACAGCAGTTAGGGATCAGCCCGGTAGTCATGAAGCGAACAGGCCCGGAGGAGCGTATCCATGCTGCCCGGATGGGCTTTGATCGTATGTATTTTGACCGGGATAAATTCGGCGATGCTTTGAGGTCTTTGCGATCTTACAAATATGATTTTGATTGGAAGCGTAAGATTTATTCTAAAAAGCCAAGGCATGATTTCGCGTCGCATTATGCTGATGCTTTTGGTCAAGCTTGCGAGGCGTTCAAGATTTCTAAACCGAATAAAATTATGCAGCAAAGAGATAGGAGTTGGATTGTATGACAATGGATTTAGCAATAAGTCGAAAGTTACAAGCGAGAATTGAAGAGTTAGAAATGTTAATTAACAAAGTTACTGATTTATCTGCAAAGATGGAAGCCTCACTTTGTGAATGTAATTCTGCTCCAACAGTCAAGAAAGCATCAAATGGCTAAAAAGACGCCGGAAGAACTTTCGGCAATTATCGCCTCACATCTCAGCGAGAGTTTAGGCAACGACAACGATCAGTTGTCGGCGAACCGGACGGAAAATCTCGCGATGTATGAAGGCGAGCTAGAGAATGTTGTCGCCGGTAGATCTCAGGTTCAAAGCCGGGACAGCTTAGAAGTTGTCGAGATGGCTATGCCAGCGATTACCCGGACGTTTCTAGGGCCGGAGCCAGCTGCTCAGTTTATGCCAACTACGCCAGAAGATGAAGAATACGCTGAGCAGATTACTCAATATGTCAACCATTGCCTCTTTGTCGATAATCCGGGATTTCAGATTTCTCAAGATTGGTTTCGATCAGCCTTAATTACTGGCACAAGTTTCGCGAAGCTCTACTGGGATGAAACCCCGATTGAGCGTCAGGAAGAATATAGTGGATTAACCGAAACTGAATTACAGATTTTGGGGGATGATGAAACAGTCGAGATTTTAGAACATACGAGCTACGGCAAATCTCAAGAGATGGTCATGGATGAACAAGAGGCGATTAAGATGGCCTTAGAAGGCGCTCGCGATATTGAACCTCTTCACGATGTAAAGATTAAAAGAACTAACACTAAGGCTCGGTTAAAATGGAACGCTGTTCCCCCCGAAGAGATGCTCATCAACGGCGACGCTCGCTCGATTGATGAGGATGATCCAACATGGAAATTCGCTTGTCATCGTCAGGCTGTTACAGTCATGAGTTTGATTGAGCAAGGCTACGATGAGGAAAAGGTCAGAGCAGCTTCGACGGCGACCGATAATTATGACCAGCTTCGTGAACAGCGCTTCAACGATTTGACACGAACCGGGTCATTGAATGCTTATAAAGATGCAGACCCAGATCAACGATTAATTATGGTTTATGAAAATTACTTGCGCTGCGATTATGAAGGAACTGGCGCTTCTCAATTGCACCGGGTCATATCACTAGGTGGGGATGCTGAAACCGAGATACTGGACGTTGAGCCGGTCGAGGAATTGCCGTTTGCTGAATTAACAGCGATCAGGCGACCTCATCGATTATATGGCTATTCATTGGTTGATCTCACGAAACCATTGCAGCGATTAAAAACGGCATTGCTCAGATCGATGATGGATGGTCTTTATCTGTCGCTCTTTCCCCATAAGGGAGTCAATGCAGCGATGGTCGAAATGGACGATTTGCTCAGCGAGTCTCCGGGGTCAATATACCGGGTGAACGGAAATCCTAGCGAAGCTATTGTCAATATGTCTACAAATTGGACAGGCTCTCAGGCTTTCCCGATGCTGCAATTTATTGATGGCATGATCCAAAAGAGAACTGGCATGAACGATATGGCGACCGGGTTTGATGGTCGCGCTTTAACTGGCGAGACTGCAAGAGGCGTAGATGAAATGGCAGCGGCCGCTAAGTCTCGATTGGAGTTGATCTGCAGAAACTTCGCTGAAACCGGTTGGACTCGGTTAATGAAATTAGCGCTAAAAATGATTAATCGCCATCAAAATCATGACAGGGTTGTCAGGCTCACCGGCAAGTCATGGGTCACAGTCGATCCGAGAAGTTGGCATAGCGATTTTGATGTTAGCGTCGCGACAGGCTTAGGCGTAGGCACAAAATCTGAAGGCGTACAGAAGCTCAACTTTATTGCCTCTAAAGTTGAGGCGATAATGGGGAAAATGGGGCCAGAAAATCCTCTCTCGAATATGAGTAATTATTATAATGTTCTTAGAAAACTATGTGAGAGCGCCGACCTAGATCCCGAATTATATTTCTCAAATCCGGCTCAGGCAATGGCAGCGCAAAAAGGAAAACCGCAGCAACCATCGCCAGAAATGATGAAGATGCAAGCCGAAATGGGCATGAAAAAAGAAGAAGCCCAAGCAAAATTAAAACAGTCGCAAGCTGAAGCCCAGCTAAAAGCAGAAGTTGACACTTTGAGGGCTGAAAAAGAGGCTGAAATCGCTCGGTTTAAAGCTGAGTTAGAGGCTGCTCAGGCGCGAGAAAATGCCCTTTTAGAAGCTGAGGTCAAGCGGGAGATCGAGGGTAATAAGCTTAAGTTAGAATATGAGCGGATGGCTGCGCAACATGAATACAAAATGGCTGAATTAACAGCCGAAGAGCGCTTGGAGCGTTCTAAAATGGATGCAAACAGTCGCGACGGCCAAGGCAATATAAATCTCAGTGATTAGGAGTTAAGAAATGCGAGGATCACATTCTCATCAGAAAGTTGTTGAAGCTATGGGAAAGGCGATGGGCATTAAGCCTGACGATTTGGAAAAAATGAAAAAAAAGAAGCCTAAACCCAAAAAACCTTCAAAGGGATATTAAGCGATGGTTAGATTTATCGGAGGTTTCCCGGTCAATCCTGTTCAACCCGGATTGCTTAGCGACGCTTTAATTTACCGTCCGGAATATGGGGGAACCGGGCTACTAAATGATGGTGCTGACTTTGCGAATCTCCGATCGACTTTTGCCGGGGGGATGTTGGATGGATTTCAAATTGATCCAGTGACAGGGATGCCAAAGACTGTTTCACCGAGCGGAGTATTTCGACCCGGACAGGGAGAAATGCAACAGCCCGGAGGAGGTGAAGAGGCTCCTAAGGGCGCTTTTTCAATCACCGATTTAATGGAATTACAATCATCTTTGAGTCAGGCGAATTTTGGCAATCAAGACGTTCAGAGTGTTTTTTCTGCTTTCGTAGATAAGGGAAATGGAACTTTTGACATTGATCCCGACCAATCTGGAGGAATAGTTAACATGGGAATGTTCGGAACAAACGAAGCCGGCGAACGAGTTCCAATGAATCTAGCTGTGCATACGCAAGGGCCACAGAAGGGTCAACAAATCGGGAAGCAAGCAGCGATGGGCCGAATGGCATCCTTTTTGTCTGGCATTGATGAATCTGGCGGTGGGGCTGGCGATGGTGGTGACGGTGCTCCTTGATGGACGATAGATCCCCCGAGTGGTCAGCTGCTGACGCGAATAGATTATTAGAAGATCCTGTTTTAAAAGATAGCTTTAAACATTATGAAGAGGCGTTGATTAACCGGGCGGTATTCTCGAAAGATGACGCTGAGAAATGCCGGTTATTAGACGCTGTTCACGTTTGTAGAATGGTGAAACAACATCTACTAACGACGATATTTGACGGCAAGCGAGCCGTCAAAGCAGCCGACGAAATCGCCTCTGGCGAAAACCGTTGGTTATAGGACAAGCGTAAGCCCCTAAACAATCTAAGGATATAAGATGTCAATGAATAACGAAGAAAACGTCGTAGAGGCGTTTGAAGGCTTGTTAGACTCTGAAAATACGGAGTCTGAGGAAGTCTTGGCCTCGGAGAAAGTCAC